GCATCAATTACCAACTGCCTGCATTCTCCTGAGGCTTTTAATGTAGCAAATCTTATCATATTACACAAATTAGGTAAATAAAAAAAGGAGACTATAAAAGTCTCCTTATTTGTATCTCGCTTTTAGGAGATGTCTGCAATAGTAAGTCCTGTAGCAGTTTCCACTGCACTGATTATCTGATTGAGAACTGCTTTATCTGCACAAGCAATAGTTATTGTCTTTTCAGACTTTTGTACTGACTCATTGCTGCCTACATAGGCATAGTGTATATCAAGCACATTATATGTCTCACTTGGGTCTATCAGATAAGTGGTAGGAATGTTGTTAGGCCAGCCAATGCCTCTGTAGATGTCTCCTCTTTCACCCATACAGAAGTACTCTAAGTCTGCAATAACCTTACCATTACCTATTGTACCATTGGTACCCATCTCTACAGTACCCCAAATTCTCTCATCTCCATCTACAATTATTTCAACTGGCTGTACAGTGAAATATACTGGTGTCTGAGACATAACACCTAATCTCCAAGGCTGTTCTACCTCAGTAATTCTGATGCTGTCAATGTCAGCTACAATTGCTGAAGTACCATCATAGTATGGGTTAGTACTATCACTCTTGCCATTATCCTTAGTAGAAGGAGTTACTGTCATATAACCATTTGCATCAAATCCTCCATTGCTCTTGGTTGCAGCACTATGTACCTCAATCTTAATCAAGGGAACTATTTCCCTGCTAAAGTTCTTAGCAATAGATTGAGCAAGAGTCTTGTAGAACACATCAGCAGTCATGCCAGAATAAGCATGAACCATGCCATATTTGAAGTATTGGTCCTCATCAGACATGCCCACATACTGTTTAAATGCAATTCTTAGGATATAATCCTGACCTGCAATTGGAGCACCACCATTAACACTTGAATCCAATGCTATGGTAGCTGACTTCATCTTGTAAGCCATGCTATCAGCACTAGTTGCCTTTGCATAGAGAATGTTTTCTATATCTATAAGGTCACTTCTCATTCTGTTATCAGCTCCCTTATATTCAAAATACAGGTGTTTCTTTTCAGTATCATTTGATACTGCAATAGCACCAGCAGTATCAGACTCAATTACATGGGAAGTCTTAAATGCAGTTGCTACATAAAATTGCCTTACCTGATTCACGCTAAATGTTGCCATTTTAATTTAATATTAAATTACACAATAGTTTATTTTGTTCTGTTTGTATCCAAACCCTTGCTTGCTATTGCAAGTCCTACTGCCCTATCAAGTATTACCCTATGCAATGCAGGATGTAAATCACACTCTGTTATCTTGCTTTCTCCATTTATGTTTAGATGGGCAGGCAGTGCTACCAATATAATTGGATTGGGTTTAGATAGGTACCTGACTAAGTACCTGCTTATATTATACTTTGATACTATTTCTGCAATCCCATTATCAATATCAAGTCTCAGGACTCTCCTGTATCCCGGACCCCTGAATGGATTGTTATATGTATTGTAGTAATCATCCAAGGTAGTGGGTACCACAAGTACTTGGTTACCATCCTTACAGCCTAGCTTATCATCCCTCAGCTCAACTGATTCATAAACTATAAACCACAAGTCACTAGGTAACTTGAAGAATACAGACTTATCAGATATTCCAGTAATGTCTGCTATTTTTTTAGTAGTGGTATAAGTCTTTACCAAGTTGCTCAGGTATCTCCTTATTTCCTCAGTCTCTTCAAATGATTCCCTGAATGGATTCTTACCATTGTATAATTCCACTAACAGGTCTTCTTGGGCTTTTGTAAGAAAGATTGATTTCTCATACTCGTTGAACTCAATTCCACCTGAAGAGTAGCTGTTCAATAGAACATCAAATTCATTAGAAAATTCCTCAGTTGTCATTATTCACTTCTTTGTCCCAGTTCAACACTACTTTTCAAATCTCCCATATAAGCAGATTTAGCTAACTCTACTGCCCTTTGAAGAATTTCAGGATGTAGTTCACTATTCAAGACACATGGAGATTGCTCTGATTCACCATCTACTGATACACCAACCAAGTCCTCCAATACTATTGGTTTAGGCTTGATTAGATATGTGATAAAGTAAATGGCCTTGGTATCCTCTGGACTTTCACCTCCAGATTCTCCTAGGAATTGCTCATCTGCATCATGCAATATAAACCTGAACCCATTGTACTTTGTGGGAATTACAGTCTGGCTTTCAGACCCTTTAGGGTCTCCAAAAGTCTCTATAACTCTCCACACTTGCCTCTTTAAAGGTCTTCCATAGGGCTTGCTCAGGTTATTAAGCAAACTATCTAATTTTATAGGCACTACCTGATAATACTTATCTACATTATTATCTGTATCCTTAATGATTATCCTTTCTGATACCACTAACAGTATTTTGTCAATAAAGCTAGGGGCATTGAATAATAC